TCTTAGGAACTTCCCAAGATAGTATTCCCATTTTTTGTAATTCTACTTCAGTCCAAATTTCAAACTTTAAACCATTTTTCATGCAAGCATTGTTGGCGTTCTTCCATTTTTCTGAGTTGATTGCAAACCTAGCGGTCTCTTCAATCCACTTTTTAGACTTTCTCTTAGGTGATACAGGTGCTACAGTTTCTTTTTTTGGCTTTACTTCAATTACCTTTGTAGTACCATCTCTGAATTTTATATAGAAATCTGGATAATATCTAGCTCTTTTACCTGTGACAGGGTGTTGATATGGTATAGCTATCTCTTCACTAGCCCATTCAAGAACATCAATATTCTCATCACACCACTTCATAACGTTTCTTTCCCATAAAGATCTATATAAAATCTTCTTAGGATCACCGGCATATTTGTCTGGATTATCTAGTGATGTAAATTTTCCTCTGTACGTTGCCATAATAAATATCTATATTAGTAATTACTAGGATATTTATTACATGCCAAAAGATTTTTACAGCCTAAGATACCCAGAAGATCTTGGAACGGATGCTTCACCTAATTATGTGACATTCTCGCCTATGGATATGAAATATAATCCGCCTAAGTATGGTAATCCAGTCGATCGCGGTAGTGGTGGTCTTTTTGGTGGTGGAGGCGGTGGTGGTCTTGACATAGACTTAGGTGCTGGTAATCCATTTTCACAACTAGCAAATGCCGTTGGTGGTCAACTAACTAGTCTTGCAGATGCAGCGCTAGATTCAATTGATGCTATCGGTAGTATATTTGAATCTGGTTCCTTATCAAGTGCAGCAACAGCATTTGGTAAGATAGTAAATGGTAAGGTACGTATTGGAGATTTTATAGTTTCATCTGGAATTAAGACAGATGCACCACAACTAAATACACTAGGTTCTATATCTTTATATCTACCACAACAACTTACATCTAATACAAGTGCTAACTATGAGAATAAAGAATTAGGTTCTACAGGTCAAATTGCACTAGAAGGTTCTTTAACTGATTCAGGAGAAGTTGGTAATTTTGCTAAAGCACTTATTGGTGAAACAGTAAAAAGAAGCGGTCAGTTAGGAGATATTTTGGCTATACAACAAGGTGCAGTTGTAAATCCATATTCATACCAAATATTTTCTGGAATGCAACACAGACAATTCTCATATACATTTGACTTTGTACCTAAAAATAAAAAAGAAGCACAAGAAGTTGCTAACATATGTGATATGTTTTTATTTCATATGCTTCCATCAAGAGGTATGCCAGGAAAAAAACTAGATGAAGAGGCTGAAACTGCTGAAACTTATCAAGAAGTTGAAGGTGAAGATAATCTTTCAGCAACTGGAAAACTGTTATTGAGTAAACATTTCTTAAAAATGCCATGTCAGTGGGATATCACATATTACAGAAATGGTAATAGATTATCAAACTACATACAAGAACCTAATAGATGCTTTTTAGATTCATGTAATATTACTTATGGTGGAGATTCACAAAATCTTTTACATACTGATGGTGCACCAGTAAAAACTACAATGGAACTAAGTTTTACTGAGATAGAACCATTAGTTCAGGGTGCAACATAATGTCATACTTTCAAAACTTTCAAAGATTAGTATATCAATTTCCAGATGATATAAAAAGAGTTATTACTGATCTATCAATAAGACCTAAATTCAGGGATAATGTTTTAGAGAATGCTAATAATTTTGAATTCTATAATTGTAATGATGGAGATACGCCAGAGATTATTGCTTACGAACAATATGGTGATACTAATATGCATTGGGCAATATTAATTGCAAACAATGTTATGAGTATCTATAATGATTGGGTGAAAGATCAGGCTCAATTTAAAGAATTCTTATTTCAAAAATATAAAACACAAACTGATAGTGATGGAGCTACAGTCACTTTAACAAGAACTGGAGTCACAGAGTTCACACAATTTGTTGGTACATCTCTAAATGATTTTTCTGGCTATGTGACTGGTACAACTGTAAGAACTAGACCATCTCATTTTGAGGATACAAATAAAGTTTATTACTCTTATGATAGTATTGTAAATAATGGTTCTGGTAAAGATGCATTTGGAAATGGAATATCCTATCCAACTGTATCTCCAGTATCGATAGAAACTGTAGAAGATAGATTGAATGAAGAAAAAAGAACTATCATTATTCCTACAGAAGAAGTAGTCGAGAAAATGCGTAAAGAAATCAAAGAGTATGTAAATGGATAATCATTCAGCAAAGACAGGAAATTTTCCAGGAAAATGGGAACTTAAAAAAGCTGAAGTTATCAGAGGCGCAGATAGTCTAGAGATTACAAAACTTGTCTCAGAGTTTAATGTATACGCATCAATAATAGACCCAACAATAGTTGGTGAATTATTAGTTATTGATGGTAGAAATATATTATCTGGTCTACCTGTTCAAGGTGGAGATCTTGTAAAACTATCTATAGACATTACTGGTGAAATCAGAGAATATACTTTGAGAATTGCACAGATTAAAAATATTAGTGATTTAGAAACTCAGAGAATGTATATTATACAGTGTGTATCAAATCTATTCTTTGAAAGCTTTCATCAGAAATTATCACAATCTTTTGAAGGTCCACTAAATGATATAGCATTTAAGATATATGAAAAATATACAGATGAACCATTTGGAATTTGGGAAGGTTCTAAGGGTAGTGAAACAATAATAATACCAAATTGGAATCCAATTAAAGCATTAACCTGGTTAGCCGCTAGAGCTGAATCGCTTGAACAACAAGTAAGATTTAGATTCTTTCAAGATACAAAAGGTTTTTATAACTTTATGCCTATAGAAAAAGCATTGACTAATTACAAAGACAATCCACCATTTGAATTTGTTTATCGTGGAAATGCAAGCGGTGATAAAGATTTTTTTGCTATAAAGAATCTTGTTTTTAATCCAGCATCTTATGATTTAGGTAAAGCTTTAAGAGAGGGATATTTAAAAGGTAGAGCATTTGATATTAATATCTCGAAAAAAACTTTAGGTATAGTTGATTATGATTACTTTAAAATATTTGATAAGAAAGATTATCTTAACGACTATCCAAGTTATTATAGACAAGATTTTGGTGTTGGTAAAATTAAAATGGATTTAAGTACCGCTGGTAGTAAGAAAACAAACTTATCAGATTTAAAAAGAACTTCAGTCACAGATTATAATCAGTTGGTACAGATTACTATATTTGGAAACTCAGAAATTGATGTAGGTCAAGTTGTAGAACTAGATATTCCAAATCCAGAGCCAGGTGATAATAAAGAACAAGATAAACTGTGGGCTGGTAAATATTATGTAATAGGCAAAAGAGATCTTTATACAGGTGACAGCTGTTCAATGGTTCTTGATTGTGCGAAAGAAAGTATGGGTGTAGAGTTATGATGTTAGATGGAAAAATGTATTGGTTTACTGGTGTCGTTGAAGATAGAAATGACCCGATGTCTATGGGTAGAGTAAAAGTAAGAGTACATGGTATACACACAGATGATAAAGCCTTAATTCCTACAGAAGATCTACCATGGTCTCATGTAATGACACCTATAACATCTTCTTCTCTTGGTGGTATAGGTACATCAGCAACTGGTATACAAGAAGGTTCTTGGGTCATAGGTTATTTTTATGATGGTGCAGATATGCAAGAGAATATTATTCTTGGTACACTACCATCCAGACCATATAAACCTAATCCTGAACTTGGATTTTACGATCCTACAGGTATCAATCCAATAAGAAATACTGGTGTAGACACACCATTCTCTGCTACGGATGAATTTGATAATCATGTTTCATATATAACGAAGGTTGATTTAAGACAAGATAAAGTAGAGACAGCTATTCCACCATTTTTAAAAACAGTAAGTATAGATGAAGAAGACGATCCTAAATTTGAAAGAAAAACATGGAATAGTCCAAAAGTACAAAGAGGTAAGGAGCCAATATACCCATTTAACAAAGTGACTGAAACTGAACGAGGTCACGTATTTGAAGTAGATGATACACCAACAAATGAAAGAATATCTATGTTTCATAGAACAGGTACAAACTTTGAGATTCAAGATAATGGTGATATGACATCCACAGTGGTGGGTGATAACTATACGGTGATATTTGGTAGTGATAGAATATATGTAAAAGGTAATGTAGATATTACAATTGATGGAGATGTAAGAGAACTAATTAAAGGTAATTATCATTTAGAAGTAGAGAAAGATTATACAGTAAATGTAAAAGGTTCTCGTAATACTGCAATAGGTAATAATGAATTAATTGAAATTGGTCAGGCATACTCAGCTAATATTACAAATGACTATACAACAAGAATTGGTGGTCATGAAATAAGAATTGTAGACAAATCAAGAAACACAACAATCGGTGATTCAGAAGATTTAACAGTCACAACAAATATGAATGAGATAGTTTCTGGTAAGAGAGATATGTTTACTAAACTTGGTCATACTCATATAGTCACCGATAAATTAAATATATCAGCATTGGATGATATTACGATTGGTACAAAAGCCAATCATATTGAAACAATTAAAGGTAATAGAACAGAAAATATAACAGGCGACGTAAGCGAAACAGTCGGTGGAAATGTCACCGAAGCTATTACCGGAAACTTGGATATTGATGCCGCCAGAATTGATTTGAACTAATGAATGAACTTTTAAACTCAGAGTTATTAAGTGTTTGGAACTTGCTCGGTCCTTGGGCTGCTATTATAGGTTCTATAATTGTTGGTATGTGGATAAGAGATTGGTCTACAGGATTTGCAAAAGGTGCTCGATTCAGAATGAGTAAATCTTTTAATGAAGGTGATAAGGTAATATTAGATGGTTGTCCAGCACTTATCATTAAGATTGGATTTACTGAATCGGTATTTGGTGTATACAATAAGGATGGATATACATGGAGATATGTACAGAACGAGAGAATACCATTTCTTAAATTAGAAAAGATAGTAGATAAAGATTTACTTCACAAGAAAAATGGTATAAGATTAGCAGAACTTGAGGCTAAAAGTGGCAAAGAAAAATAAGATTCTACCAAAATTAGCCGTAGCATATATTGATATGCCTGAACCAGAAAAAATTACTGAGGATAGTGTATTATATGTTATGGATGAGATTGAAACCAGAACACCTTTTTGGGAAGCATCTGTAGCGGCACATGATGAGAATCCATCTTATGCAGTAGAACAATTTTGTGAAGAACATGGTTTAAAGTTTCCATCTGAAAAGGTAAAACTTCTAGAAGATGAATCAATAGATACTATTAAGTTCTTTAAGAGAAAGTTTTCAAAGGATAGACCTTATGAAGCCGCTAGAAAAATGGGATTACCTGAACTAGATAGATTGCCCAGTAAGACAAATAAAACAAGGTCATATCCTAGCGGTCATTCAACTCAAGGATATCTATCAGGTTTATATGTTGCTGGTCTATATCCAGATTATGCAGATGGTTTAATAACCGCAGGTTTAGAATGTGGTATTGGTAGAATTAAGGCTGGCTTTCATTATTTGAATGACCATCATGGTGGTATACATTTAGCAGAACAGTTGTATAGGTTAATAAAGAAATGAAGAGTTTTACTGAAGTATTAGAAGAAGCAGCTGGTAAAGGTTTAACTGTATTTGATATAGATGATACATTATTTAGAACTGCTGCAAAAGTAAAAGTTAGAAATAAAAAAACAGGTGATGTAAAAGAGCTACCACCAGTTCAATTTAATAAGTACAAACTGAAGAAAGATGAAGAGTGGGATTTTGGTGAGTTTAAATCTGCAAAGATATTTCAACAGACAGCAATGCCTATTGGAAGAATGGTAAAGAAGGCTAAAGCTATTATTAGAAATGCCACTAAGCGTGGTTCTAAAGTAATTATTATTACAGCTCGTTCTGACATGGATGATAGAGACTTATTCTTAGATACTTTCCGCGCGCATGGAATAGACATTGATAAGGTACATGTAGAAAGAGCTGGTAATCTTGGTGGTAGTGCAGCTGCTGCTAAGAAAAAAATATTTCAAAAGTATCTTAATTCAGGAGACTTTGAAAGAGTAAGATTCTTTGATGATGATAAAAATAATTTAAAGAGCTTTCTATCTCTTAAAAAAGAATTTGATAAGGTAGATTTTTCTGCCTTTCAGGTACAAAATAACGGTACAGTTAGGAGTGTAAAATGACATTTACAATTATGATAGGAATTACTATTATTATGTTATGGATTATTAGTTCAGTGGCGGGTATATAATGCCAGAAGTTTGTAGAAAAGATGATTCACTAAGCACAGGTCATGGTTGTGCTAGTACTACTACATTAGATACTCCTGGACAAGGAACTGTGTATGCTAACAATATACTAATTGCAAGAAAAGGTGACCCCACTGTGGCACATCCTTTTCCACCAGACCCACCCTGTGCACCACATGTAGCAAATGTGAATGCTGGAAGTGGTACAGTTTTTGTTGTTGGTTCTGAAATTGCACGTATAGGTGATTCTGCGGATGCAGGTAATATGACTGGCGGTTCACCTGACGTTTTTGCTGGAGATTAATATGGTTAAACAATGTGGTGCTAATGAAGCTTTAAAAGGTCTACAAGATAAGACTAAAGAAATGGCTGATACACTAACTGATGCTGTTGATTTAGAAAAGTTAGAGGAATTCAAAGCAAAGGCTGAGGGTATAGCAGACGAAGTCAAAGGTAAATTAGTTTCTCAAATACCAAAACCAAAGAACCTGCAAGTTGAACTCGGTAAATTAGCTGAGGTCAAAGATGCCATTGGTGTAGGACTTGCTGTGGCTGCAATTGAAAAAGATTTTGGAAAAGGTTTAGCTGCTGGAGTTTTAACTGGTGCACTTAAGAATATTGTACCACCACTTTTACAAGGTGCAGCAGGTGTTGTTCAAGATGCGAAAGATGCTATATCAGGTGCGTTAGGCGGTAAAGAGTTTGATATATGTAAGAATATACCTAACCTTGAATTAGATGAAGATGGTGAGCCAGTTGAGAAAGCAAAAGTAGAGGCTAAGCCAAATGAGAAGGCAGAGACACAAGAAAAAGTAGAACCTACTGTAGAAGATAATTCAAAGAAACCAAGCTCAGGTGGTGGAACATTAACACTCGATGAATTTAAAGCATTGAATAAAGAAATAAGTGAGGGTGCTGCTGCTATCATGGATGAGTATAATAAAGTCGGTAGTAAAGAGCCATACGGAAAAGCATTTACTAAGCGAGTAAACTTAGAGAGTCGAGTAAAAAATAGAATAAACTTAAGAAACCTACAATTTACAATGAATGAACAAGGTTGGATGGATCCAGTAGATATGTTTATTAATAATGCTATGGATGACGAAATTATAGATTGGTATTTCCCACATTATCAAACTATCGCAGATAAGTCTTATGCACATGCTTTAGTATTTAGAATTAATAGAAATCTAAAATCAATAGAAGGTGGTTTAGAATATGCTGGTAAAGGTCTATATAAAATGTTTGATGAAGATGATTGGCACGACCATACCAAATATCCAAACATGTTCATTTACCAGTTTTTCAAGAATTCAAGGGATATTAAATTAAGAGATGCTCTTGGTTATGGTTTTAGAAAAGGAAATGAAAATATTGCTGAAGTACACGAAGCTTTATTTAAAAAAATATTAGATTATTATAAGTCTGATGAGGTGAAAGAGAAACTTGCAAAAAAACTGGAGTATCAGAAAGAGTTATTTAGTTAATGCTCTTGCAAGAGCACTTTCCTATATAAATAGATAGAGGTAAATTATGAATATATTTCAAAAAATTTGGAGGGTAGTTGTTCCTCCTAAAGTAAAGCCAGTTTCAGAACTTAAAGAGATGACGAAACTTGAGCTTGAAGAATATGGTCGTATGTTTGGTTATGAAGTAGACAGGCGTTTAACTAAAGATAAAATCATAAAACAAGTAAGCAAACTCAAATAGAGAGGTAAACTATGTTGACATTATTGTCCACGCTGTTAGGATTCGGAACTTCATTTGTTCCTAAGATTTTGGATTTCATGCAAGATCGAAAGGATAAGTCACACGAACTAGCTGTCATGGAAATGCAAATGGAAAGAGAATCTAATCTTGCTACTTACAAAGCAGAAGCTATGATGCAAGCTGCTGAAGTACAAAGAGATTCTCAATTACTAGTGCATGACACAGAGACAGGTAAGGGTGCTTCACAATGGATTACGAATTTAAGATCTTCTGTCAGACCAATAATTACATACTTATTCTTTGCAATTTTCTTCTTTGTAGAAGGTGTTGCTGCGTATGTAGTATTGACACAAGGCGGAGATATTGAAGCAATCACACAAGCATTATGGTCAGAAGAAACACGTTCAATCTTCGCTGCTATAGTAGCTTTTTGGTTTGGTTCAAGAGCAATTAAAAAATAGGAGTATATTAT